ACTCAGATACGGCTACGGCTACGATTCAGGTTGTTGGTTCGGTAGATGATGCTCAGACAGGACTAACTACTGGCAAAAAGCATTACGTCCAGACTGATGGCAGTCTTGCCACTTCACCAGATGTACCCGAAGTATTTGCAGGTACAGCCATTTCAGCGACTCAGATTATTACTAAGGGGTAAGCATGAAGACTATTATTGACGGTATGGGTTGCTCAAAGTATCTGTTCCCCGATACTGAGGTTGTTGTAATTGGCGAAGAAAACATAACGATTGGCTCTCCTGTTAAGTTTATTATCGGAGACCTTAACGCTAATAACTCAACGCTTGTTGAAAATGTGACTGAGCCAGACGATTGGTATGGCTGCAAGTACAACTATGTCAATGGTGTTTGGGAACTATGTGTTGAATGGGTTGATCCCCGAAATAGCTGATTTAGGTTAGCCGCACAAAGTTATTTTATATGCCAGCGTTAGATGCAATATCGGCCCTGTGGCCTCTTGTCCTTGGGTTCGTGACGCTAGTCATAGTGCTGGCAAAGATGCACTCGGATATTGATACGATCAAAGAAAAAATAAAGATACTGTTTGAGTTGTGGAATAAAAAAGACTGAAGTTATTTGATTATGGTGTTGTTAGATGGCCAAGCTCAACGAAGATACAGAACTGTCGATCCCGCTGAAGAATATCGTGGGTCTTTTGGTGATGGTATCTATTGCCACGGCTGGGTACTTTGATGCGATTGAGCGGATTAACTCGCTTGAACACGCCTTTGAAATATCAGAGCTGGCAATATCGCAAAACAGTGAATTCAGAGTCAAATGGCCGAGGGGTGAGCTTGGCGCTCTACCAGCAGATGCCAGACAAGACTTATTCATTGAGATTCTCCAGAACCAGATAGAGCGATTGGAGGGGAACTTGGAAAGAATAGACGATATACAGGTGCGTACAAAACTGCTTGAGCAGCGGTTGGATTTTGATATTCCGCTGGACGGAGAGATATAGGTGTAAGGTGATGGACTTTCAAACGGGATTTAATGTTTTTCTAGGGATAGTCAGTTTTGGTGGTGGTTGGCTCGTTAACAGAGTCTTTGTACTGCTAGACAGAATGGATGCAGACATGAAGCAAATCCCTGAGAAGTACGTGTCTAAAGACGATTACCGAGAAGACATTCGTGAAGTCAAAGAGATGCTGGGGGCCATATTCAAGCGGCTCGACAACAAGGCAGACAAATGAAAATCGACCCCGTACTACTGAATATGGCCTGTAGCTGGTCGCTGAAGGCGTATAACGACAAAAACAAAAGTACCATCAAAGTAGAAAACAAGATGACGGGGGCTACGGCTTTCGTAATCAAGCGCAAAACCATAGATGTCATTGCCTTCAGGGGTACTCAAAAGAAAGTAAACGATGTCCTCACCGACATGTTTGTACTCCCTGTGCCGTATGTCGGGAGGCTGTGCCACGGAGGCTTTGTAGCCCAGCACGTCTCTATATGGGGAGAGATCGAAAAACACCTAGACCCCAAGAAGCGCACCCTGATAACCGGCCATAGCCTTGGTGGGGCGTTAGCGGAGCTGTCTGCGGCTAAACTGAACGGCAAGCACGAGAACATAAACCTGATTACTTTCGGTAAGCCAAACGTGTTTTTCAAAGGGTTCAAGCGTCCAATGAAGCTCGATACCCAGATATCCTGTGTGCAGGGTAGTGATGTGGTGGCTAGAATCCCACGGTTCTGTTATGGCCCCTCTAAGTCCCAAGACATGCTGTACTTCAGCAATACGGGCGGAACACTGATTAACCCTAAGAGAAGTTTCCGTGTGGCAGACCGAGGGGGTCTGAAAGACCGAGTTGCCGATCATTGTATGGAAGGCTACAAGCACAGCCTGACTCGTTTTCTGGAGGAGGAACACAAATGAGACTTCTAGCTATTGCACTACTGTTTACCCTGCCTAGCTGCACCACCGTACAGGGCGTCATCGACAACAAAGAAATCTATTGTTCTCAGCTATACAAAGGGGTTCGGGCTGTTGGCCGTTCTGCCCTGTCTGCTACTGCTGGCGTGGTGGTGCCTGATGTCTGTGACACTATCGACGAAATCGTTGCGGAGGAAAACGCCGACGGCGTAGACAAAAGCGATAGCTGATATAAAGTTACTCGTCCAACTAATACTGTTGTTTCGTTGATGAAAAAGCTGATTTCAATGCTTAAACGCCATGAAGGCGAGGTAAAAACTAACGGCAGGCATGTAGCGTACAAGTGCCCAGCCGGATACTGGACTCTGGGAATCGGGCGTAATATAGACCCAGAAAACGGCATTGGGCTGTCAGACGATGAGGTTGACTACCTCCTAGAGAACGATATTGCCAGAGTAACCAAGGAGTTAGCCGCAGAATATAAGTGGTTTAACGATCTTGATGATGTACGAAAAGATGCTATTATTGACATAGCATTTAACCTCGGAGCTACGCGTTTACGTGGCTTTCGACGCGCATTAGCCGCTATGAAAGCGGCGGATTATAAAACTGCTGCGACAGAGTTCTTGGACTCTAAGTGGGCAAGACAGGTTGGTGGCCGTGCTTTGGAGCTAACCGACATGATTGCCAGTGGCGAGTATGCGGAATGAGGTTTAGATGGCTGTCAGAAAACTACAATTCAAACCGGGTGTAAATAGAGAAACCACCCGTTACGCCGCCGAAGGTCAGTGGTACGACACTAACAAGGTGCGCTTCAGACGTGGGCTACCCCAGAAAATAGGCGGGTGGCAGCGTATTTCCTCAGAAACTTATTTAGGTGTGGCCAGATCACTGCATAACTGGGTGACCCTTTCTGGCCAAAACATAGTAGCCCTTGGCACTAACCTGAAATATTACCTCGAACGTGGGGGTGCCTATTTCGATATTACCCCCATTAGAGCTACTACAGCAGCCGGTGACGTGACTTTTGCTGCTGTTGATGGTTCTGCCACTCTTACTGTTACTGACACAGCCCACGGTGCCTCACAAGGCGACTACGTGACATTTTCCGGTGCGGTATCTCTGGGCGGCAACATTACGGCTGATGTATTAAACGCAGAATATACAGTAACCACTGTGGTAGACGATGACAACTACACCATCACAGCTACGGCCACGGCCAATGCGTCTGATACAGGCAACGGCGGGGCTTCTGTCGTAGGTGCGTACCAGATACCTGTCGGCAATGAGATCGAGGTGCCCGTTACTGGTTGGGGTGCAGGGCGTTGGGGTTCAGGCACTTGGGGTACGGGTGGTTCTACCAATGCTTCTATGCGGTTGTGGTCAGAAGCTAACTTTGGCGAGGACTTGTTTTTTGCCTACAGAGGAGGCGTACCGCTTTACTGGGACGCCACAAACGGCACTACGACAAGAGGTGTATACGTCAGTTCCTTGGGTGGAGCGTCCGATGTACCTACTATAGTAAATCTAGCGTTTGTATCAGACATATTTCGCTTTGCGTTCTGTTTTGGGGCGAATGACTTGGGCGGCTCTACGCTTGACCCCATGCTGATCCGTTGGTCAGACCAAGAAGACGTGGCTAACTGGACGCCTGCCGCTACCAACCAAGCGGGTAGTTTGCGCCTGTCAGAAGGCACAGAAATCGTAGACGCCATCCAAGCACGTCAAGAGGTGCTGGTCTGGACTGATTCGGCCTTGTACGGCCTACAGTATCTGGGTGCTCCAGAGGTATGGGGAGCGCAGCTTCTGGGTTCAAACCTGACCATAGCCAGCCCGAATGCGGCGGTATACTCAAACAACATTGCCTACTGGATGGGCACAAACAAGTTTTACTATTACGATGGTACGGTCAAGACGTTACCCTGTGACGTGCGCAGCTACGTATTTGATGACTTCAACCAAGAGCAGGTTGACCAAGTAATCTGTGGCTCTAACGAGCAGTTTGATGAGATATGGTGGTTCTATTGCTCTTCTGAAGCCACACAGAACGACCGTTATGTGGTCTATAACTATGTCGAAAACGTCTGGTACTACGGCACACTAAGCCGTTCGGCGTGGATTGACTCAGACATACGAGAGTACCCGATAGCTGCTACTTTTAGTAACAACTTGGTCTATCAAGAGTACGGCGTGGATTGTAACGAGCTAGGCTCGGCGAACCCGATTGTGGCTACTATAACCTCGGCACAGTTCGATCTGGACGATGGCGACCGGTTCATGCTGATTAACAAGATGCTGCCTGATATGACGTTTGACGGCTCTACAGCGGATTCTCCTGCGGCTACCATGACTCTGAACCCCTTGGAAAACTCAGGTTCTGGGCGGTATGACCCAGCCTCAGTCGGGGGTAACAGCAGCGCAACGGTCACCAGAACAGCCGTATTGCCTGTAGAAGAGTTTACAGGGCAGGTATTTACACGGGTACGGGGTCGGCAGATGTCGATCAAGATTGAGTCTACAGAGCTAGGAGTAACGTGGAAACTAGGCGCACCTAGAATGGATATGCGGCCTGACGGTAGGAGAGGTTAGTGGCTAACCGCCTGATAAATAAGGTAGAAAATCCTGCCCTGCCGATACCGCCAGAGAAAAACACACTGCGGACGTATTTAGATGACCTGAATAATATTTTGCGTTTGTTTTTCAATAGGTTAGCAAACAATGTAAACTTGTTAACCGGTGAGTATGGTGGCCAGTTTATAGAAAAGCCTAACGGGTTGTTCTTTTCCACTACAGATCAGCCCATAGCAGTAGTAAACACAGCTCAGGTAGTTAGTTTTGAAAACACCTATTTGAGCGAAGCGATAACGATAAACGGCGGTTCTAACAGCCAGATTACAGCAACATATTCTGGTATTTATAACTTCCAGTTTGTAGCCCAAGCAGTTAGTGGGTCAGCCTCGTCCAAGAACGTGTACGTGTGGATCAGGCGAGATGGTACGGATATAAACTATTCGGCCAGACATTTGGTTTTATCAGGCTCCAACGACAGTAATGACATTGCGTGGAGTTTTAGTATTGATTTACAGGCAGGGTCGTACATAGAGATGATGTGGTCATCGGACGATATAGATACGTCACTAGACGCTGAAACAGCGGTAAGCCCACACCCCGGCGAACCCTCTGCTGTAATTACTGTAACTTTCGTCTCAACATTGCCTGAGACACTACCGACACCTCCGTAGGCGAGATATGAGTGTAACTGATCCTCAGTTTGGTGAAGATGATCCGAAGATTGAAGCAATTGATGTATTCGGCACTTACGGTGGCGGTAGCGGTGGGAATTTCTTTGGTAACCTGAATGACATTTTAGGTGCTAGGTCAGGAATTGCTGACACTATTGGCGCTGATGCAGTAGACGTAGTTCTTGGTGATCTTGGTGATTATTCTAGTTCTGGCGGTGGCACATCTTTGTCAGATCAGATTGCAACTGAAGTTACTACGTTGCAAGCAGACAATGCTCTAGCTCAAATGGAAAAGCAACTTAAAGATGAAGTTGCGAAAATACAGTCAAACACTGTGCTTTCTGAGTCACAGAAGAAAATCAGAATAGCTCAATTGGCTAACGATTGGCTTGTCGAGTCTGGTGCTCCCAATGCCGTCAAAGCCGAGGTAATGACTGAAGTCTGGAGTGAGTTGGGTGAACAAGTAAATTTAACCGCTGAAGGTTATCAGGAATTACCTTACGCTGGCGCATCTAGTCCTTATGGAGTTCGAGAAGATGAAAGTGGTTTGATTAAATTTATTGAATCCACTACTGATGAAGTCGCCGGAGGTGGGGCATCTTCAGAAACAGCAGCTAGTACCGCTCCCGCAGCGGCGGGTGGAGGCGGCGGAACCCCGTCTGGAAGCGCAGCACAATCAGCCCAAACAGCGGCGGAAGCGGCGGCAACGGCAACAGCAAATGACCCCAATGCGGCAGCGGCAGCAGATATTGTAGAGGCAGCGATTGGTAAGGCTAGAGATGTTGGTGAAGCCCCAAAACTACGGGACACATTTCAAGACCCAAACGGTACAGTTTGGATGAACACTGGCCCAGCATCAATGTCCCCCGGAGAGGAAAATTTCAACACTTGGCGGGCGCTAAACCCCTCTGCCGATGTTATCGCGCAATGGGAAGAAGCCACAGGGGAGACCTACGATCCAAACAGTTCGCAAATAAGATTCAAAACCTCGAAAGGTGTTTGGCCCACTACCGGAGCTTCTACTACTGAAACTGGGGGAGGTGCTACTCCAACTAGCCAGACCCCAACTAGCCAGACCTCAACTAGCCAGACCTCAACTAGCCAAGGCGATGATTTATTTTCAAATGCTGCAAGTATTGCTGGAACAATTGCTGCGACAATTTTAGACAAAGATAAAGATGATGCAGTAGACGTATTAGCCAACGGCACTACAGGCACTAGCACAGACATTACGGACACTACAAGCACAGGCACTGGCACAGACATTACAGACATTACAGGCACTGGCACAGACATTACGGATATTACGGACATTACAGGCACTGGCACAGACATTACGGATATTACGGACACTACAGATATCGACGATGGTACAGGTGACGGCATCGACACTGGCACAGACCTTACAGATACCGGTGATGGTACAGGCGATGGTGTGGGTGATGGCATAGGCGATGGCATAGGCGATGGTATAGGCGACGGCACAGGTGTTGACGGTGGGTTTGACCTACCTACAGTAACAACAACTCCTACCACTCAAGGTATGAGGGGGATGTCTACAGAGAAGGCTGGAGTGGCTGATATAGGTGACCCATACCAGTTAAGTGCTTCTTTATATGAGAACATTATGCGGATTCTTCAGCAAGACAGAGAAAACCGCAAAGATGACAGGAACAGGGCAAGAACGTATTATGGCGGTGGTAGCGTGCGTGCTTCGGATCGAATCGACGAAATCGCTAGGATAATTAGAGGCTAATTATGGGCTGGCTTGAAAACTTATATTCTACAAATGGCAAATTTGACCTTGCCAAAGCAGCAGCTACTGCGGGTGGGGTTGCTACTTTATATGGTGCGCTAAAGCCGGACAGCAGCGTCGGTGAATTTTTAGGTATGGGTAGTTCTCAGCAACCCGTTGGGTACACGGGCGGCATTCCCGAGTATGAGATATCCCGTGAGGTGCTACCCGGAGCTTTTGCGACCACTACAGCCGAAGGCACACCTAGAAGACCCGGTTCAATGGGCCGTAGATACTTTACTGATACTACGTTTACCCCAACCGGCGAAGTAATGAGTGCTGCCGGTACGCCTGCAACTGCAACTGACACCACCGCCACTACCAATGCAGCCAGCGGTCTTCTGAGCGCACTACCAGAAGAAGCAGTTATCGGGTTGCTTTCCAGTTTTTTCGGTGGTGGGATCGGGAGTACGGGTGGGGGAGACGAAGATACAACAACCACTCAGGCTGCAACTGACGCAGATGAAGATACAACAACCACCCAGCGAAGACGAAGCCGAACAAGGGAAGCCATAGAAAGCGATCCTGCTCGTCAGACTTATGCAGAAGCCTACACGCCTAGAGCTACTACAGGGGAGGTTAGCGATCTTAGCGGGCTTGAGATATACCAGACTGTTCCCGGCAACCAAACACCGTTGTTTAGCGATCCGTACAACGACATAGCTGAAATCATAAACTACATGGAGTCAACAGACGGTATTAGCACCGGCGAAGCAGGGCGAGTGTTGGACTATGCTATAACCAACGACATACCGCTAACTGATATTGTAGAGATAACGCAAGGGATTGATCCAAATTTCACTATAGAAGATGCCGTAGCTTACCTAGAAACTTACTACCCGCATCATTCTTACAATTACCTGAAGAGCCAAGGTTATGCTGGCGGTGGGCTAGCTTCTTTAGGCGGTAAAGGTTACTACTTAGGTGGCTCTACTGACGGGATGGCAGATCAAATACCCGCTACAATAGACGGTCAACAGCCTGCTGCGCTCAGTGATGGTGAATTCGTTATTCCCGCTGATGTGGTGAGTCATTTAGGCAATGGCAACTCTGATGCAGGGGCGCAACAACTATATTCAATGATGGATAGGGTGCGTCAAGAACGTACTGGGACTACCAAACAAGGCCCAGAGATCAACCCTACCAAGATGATGCCAGCGTGAGGTTGAGATGAAATATTACAACAACGGCGGTAACGTAAATAACGTAACAGCAGAAGAGTCTTCGCTCTCTAGCTGGGCTGGCCCGTATGTAACCGACATGCTTGGTCGTGGCGCGGCTTTGGCAAATATGCCGTATACCCCCTACGAAGGCCCACTTACCGCTGGGGCTTCTGAACTACAGCAACAAGCCTTTGCTGGGTTAGGCGCGTTAAGCGCACCGAGTACCTTAACTGGGGGGACTACGCAGCAACAAATTGCTGGTCTAATGAACCCATATATTGAACAGGCGCTGAACCCACAGCTAGAAGCCGCCAGACGCCAAGCCGAAATACAAGCACAGCAGCTTCAAAGCCAGTACGGTAAAGCCGGTGCGTACGGAGGTTCTCGACAAGGTGTGGCCGAAGCTGAGTTACAGCGCGGACTACTGGACAGGATGGCCCAACTTACCGGAGAAGGCTACCGAACTGCGTACGATAAAGCGGTTGACCTATTAGGTAGAGAGCGAGGATACGGCTTGGATGCTCTAGCTGCGCAACGACAAGCAGGTGCAGAACAACGAGCTATAGAGCAAGCAGGTGTAGCTGCTGACATAGCGCAGTTTGAGCAGGAAAGGGACTACCCATATAAGCAGACACAGTTCATGCAGTCGTTGTTGCAAGGCTTGCCTTTGGAGACTCAGAGTTATTCGTATTACCAACCGTCTGGGCTACAGAATTTGCAAAGTGGGCTGTCTGATGTGACAGGTATATACAGTCTTTTAAGCGACTATTTCGGGTCTTAAGGTTAGGAGTTAGTAATGGCTATACAACAAGGTTTAGGTGGACTTATGCCACAGGCTCCTATGGCTGCTCAGCCCGTTGATCCCAGAATGGGCGCAGCTCTGGACGTAGTAGGCGCAGACGAAATGGCGGAAAAGACCGATATGCCGTTAGCTACGGCTGCTTTGATGAAGCGTAATGAAGCTCTGGAGCTGCTAAAAAGCGCCGAGAATGACGAGAGAGCCGCACAGTTTCAGGCTCCTCCTAATCCCTCTATTAACGACCAAGTTAACCAAGGCTTAGCTGGAATGCTACGCAGCATGATGCCCGGCCAAGCACTGCGGGGTAGACAAGTCCAGCAAGCTAGAGCCAGACAGATGTTAGGCCCTATGCCACAACGAAGAGCGCCCCAGATGGCGGCTGGCTTGCCCGGCCTACCTGCGACTAACATGCGCCGCATGGCTGCTAATGGTGGGGTTATTGGGTATGAATCAGGTGGTGACGTAGAGGCGGAAGACACGGGTTTTCTAGCAGCGTTGAGAGAACTTGACGAAGGTTTGAAGGCAGACGAAGCCGAAAGACAAGCCGAAAGAATGGCCAGAGGCAGGAGAGTTTCTGACTATATCCCCGTGCCGGGCGGCGGTAGCTACTACTTACCTGTGAAGAATTTAATGTACGACATCGGGCAAGGTGTGTCTGGTCTGGCTAATCTGATGAAGAGAAAGCCCGAAGAAAAAGAAGAACCAGTAGACGTAAACGCACTATTTTTAAGTGTTTACGACGACTACACCAAAGCTTTAGAGAGTGGCAACGAAGAGAGAATAGCCCGCACTTTAGAGCTTGTGAATAGTTTTGACGAGACCACTCGACGAGAAGCACTGCAAAGCGTACAGCAGAACAAAATGATGGGTGGTGAGGTAAAAGGCTACGCTGGCCCTGATGGTTCTTTAGTACGCCGAAGAGACACAGCAGCGCAAGAACAGAGAAGACAGGCAGCTCAGGAAGCCCGCGCACGAAGAGAAGCCGAGAGAGAAGCCAATAGAGCTGCTTTTAACGATCTTGTTGCACTTATAAACTCTGGTAAGTCGCCAGCAGAAGCTAGAAGAATTTTAAGCAGCAGAGAAGCGTTGACTACAGATACGGGCGTAACAGAAGCACAGTACAACTATGCTACAGGGCCTGAACCTACTATAACCGAATATTTGCCTAATGCAGACCAATCTACTTTACCTATGGGCGGCTTAGGTGCGGAAGAAGAACCAACGCCAGCACCAACAACCGAGGGCGCGGAAGAAGTTCGCGCTCCTGCACCTCAAAGTTTTCCAACCCAACTCCCTGAAAACTTTCAGTCAGACATGGCAACATTGCTAGAAAGAAGCAAAGGTTTGATGGCACTAGACGAAGAAGCAGATGCTAGGCGTGTGAGCGACAGGCTCGCTGAAATTATGGGGCCAACAAGAGAAGCCCAAGAGTCACGTAGACAGGCGCAAGAAGAAAGCAGAAGGTTGAGAGAAACGGAGTTTACGCCAGAAGCAATGCGTTTTAACCGCCTAAGAGCTGCTCTGGAGCGAGGTGGTAGAGAAGGTCTTGGTGGTTTTGGTGCTGGTGAACGTGCCGAAGCTGATAGATTACTCAAAGCGCAAATTGAATCTAGCGATAAGACTGCTGCCGAGTTCGATGCTCTTGTAAAAGAAATGCAAGCTATGGGCTTGAATGAGTTCCAAGCAGAAGAAGCAGCACGGCAAGGCGTAAGAGACCAAGTTCAAACAGGAATGACTGTAACTCAGGCTATCAACAAAAACTTGGCCGATATAGCAGTTTCGGAAGCAGACAGAGCCGAAAGAGCAGCAGGGCGTCAACTATCGGCCCAAACTTCTCTGGACGTTGCTCAGATTCAAGGTGATGTGCAGTTAGCAGTAGCAAATCTGAACAAAGAAAACACGGAGTTTGGTCGGAAGTTTAGGACGCTTAGAAATCAAGCAAAACAAGATAATCCGAATCTTAGTGCTGTAGAACTAGATAGCAGGGCGTTAGAAGCGTTGTTCGACCAAGAAATCAAAGCGCAAATGTCAAGAATTGGTGTAACTGAACAACAGCTACAACAAAGCGCAGTAAACGATTCAATACGTGCTGCCGCAGACGTATTGGCAAATGATATGAGTACCATTGGTCAACCAGAGCTAAGACAGCAAAAGATATTGGATTTAGCCGAACAAATAAGAAACCAATACGGTACGAGTACCACTGGTGCTCAACCTAACGCGAGTCAAATACAAGCGTTAATTGCTAACCCTCAACGTCGTGCTGAGTTTGATGAGAAATTTGGGCAAGGTGCAGCAGCTAGATTTTTAGGTCAATAGTTGAGGGTCTTATGGCAGACCAACAAAACTTTTTTGACCAGTTTGATACTGCAAAAGAAAATGTCGCTCAAGATAATTTCTTTGACCAGTTTGACACTGGGTTAGACGAGGCTCAACCTCCCGCAGAACAAGAGCCTGTACAAACGGTTGATGGTAATTTCTTCGATCAGTTTGACCCTGTGCAGGTAGAACCCCCAGCCCAAGAACCTCCTCCCGTACAGTCCAATATATTGCGGGAGGCTGCTGACATACCTCTGAATCTTGCCAGTGGCGTAGTTACTGGTACGAAGCTAATCACAGATATCTTTGGTGCAGATAATCCTGTCTCTCGACAACTAAGCGGAGTCGAAGAGTATATAGACGGACTTCTCTCTGCACAGGCTAAAGCAGACCAGCAAGAAGTTGCTAGGATCATGCAAGAAGCCGAGGACAAAGGCGCAGGAGCGCAAGTCAAAGCCGCTCTCAGAGCGTTTGCTACTTCCCCATTAGACTTTGCTGCACAAGGCGTAGGCACAATTATCCCTGCTCTCGCTGCCGCTGTGTATGGCGGTACAGTTGGTGTGGCTGGGTATGGTGTTGGTTCTGGTGTTGGCCTAGTAAAAGACGCCGTATTCAGCACTGTTAATGACGAAATGCTCAAGCAAGGTCTTAGCGAGCAAGAAGCTAGAGAAATTGCAACGCAGGCACAGTCTTATACAGGCGATAACTTAGACATGATCGCGCTGGGTGGTGCATTCGGCTGGTTGGCATCTAGGTTTGGTGTGCCAGAAACAGTGCTTAAAACTGAATTTGGTAAGCGCCTAATGCAAGATGGGCTAAGTCGTGGCGTTGTTAGGAACATGGTTGAAGCCGCTGGGCGAGAGGGCGCACCAGAAGCCATACAAGCAGCCCAAGAACGCTTTGCCCAGAACCTAGCTCTGCAAAGAGAAGGCGTGGACGTACCACTTAGTCGTGGCGTAGTAGGCCAAGCTGCATTGGAAGGCATTGTCGGTGGCATTATCGGTGGCGGTGTAGGTGCGGTCGAGGCGCAGGTTGCGGACACTGCGCGAGCAGAACAAGAAGCCGAAAGAAGAGCGTTGGAAACAGAAGGCTTAGAAGTAGAGGCGCAACCAGAAGAAGTCGTAGCGGAAGAAGTTGCAACTGACGAAGAAGGAGACATTGAGGCTCCTGTTTGGTTTGATGCGATAGCAGATGAAGTAGATGCAGACCAAGGGCAAGAAATAGACCCTGAAAAGATCGGTCGTTTAGTTGCCCAGTACGGACAAGAAGCGGCTGAGATGTACGTCAGAGGTGTGCGCGGAGAAGGACTGACTCTTGCCAGAACTGAATCAGCGCCTGAAGTAGACACAGAAACTGACACAGCAGAAATAGGTGGAATAGATACTAACCAAGATGAAGCTGCGCCAGCACAAAAAGAAGAAGTCAGGGATGAACCGACTCCGGATGATTACGAAGCATGGATGGCGGGGATAGAAACAGATACACAAAAAGACTTAGACACAATAGAGAATGAAAACATAGATGAGTCTTTGTCTCTTGCCGGTAGCACACCAGAACAAAAGCCTAAAGCAGCGGCAATAACTCCAGACCAAGAACAAATCGGGCTGCCCGGCATAGAAGAAGCACCGGAAGCTCAAGTTGGTAGGCCCCCCGTAGAGCGCGCTCCGGAGGCTACTGCCAGAGTTAATGAGCTGCAAAAAAGACAGGACAACCAGAGAAAATCTGAGATACGCACTGTAGAGAAACTTACAAACTCTCTGGATAGGGGCGTACAGAAAATATTAAGTAAAAAAGGTTATGTTCCGTTCTTTGCCAACCAAGAGGCTTTTAATGAGTACGACGCTGACCCTGATGCTCAATATGAAGCCAGAGTACAAAGAAGAATACAGTCATATCGAATACTAGGCGCTAACCCAGAGGAATCTGCACGCCGCGCCCGTAGGGATGCGAACAAGCAGCGAATTGCTTATAACGAGATACAAAACGAAATTGCCGCACTGCAAGACAAAACCATAGACCAGCTAGCTGATGTCATCAACATAGCAAACAACTCTAGGTTAGAAGGTAGAGCGGCCCACACTGCTGCTTTAAGAGCTTTACAGGATGCAAGGCTCACACCAGAGATGCTGGCCGAAGCGCGAAAAAGAGCTAAGGCTAAAGCTCCTACAGGCATAATTCCACTAGAAAACAAAACAGTAAGAAACGAAATAGTACCCGGCGAATATGCTCCGTTAGTTCCGCGCAAAGAGATGATTGATGGCCCGATAGAAGAGGTCACAACTGCGGAAGAAGCAATGGAGGTAATTAACGCTGACACTAACAGGACAGACTTTGAGAGAGGCTTAGCTGCACTGTTTAGGCCGATAGCAAAAAAATTAGCTACGAAGTTTCAGCTTATAGAAAACTCGGAACAAGTACCGGATGACTTGCTTCAATATTGGGTAGACGAGAACGGAAAGCAAATTTCTGCTGGTCTTTTCGACCCAGAAACTAACACCATGTACATAGATTCAGTTGAGGGCTTGGACGCTCGCACTGTATTACATGAAATGATCCATGCCAGTACGCTGGATATAATATCAAGCTTTAAACAAGGTCTGCTTATATCCCAAGAAGCACAAGCTGCAATAGATGACGCGCTTCTGTTGATGCACCAAGTAGGGGTACAGTACCAAAACTTACTTGCGTCAGATCGTGCATCACCTGCATTGCAGCGTCTAGCTAAAAGTACAGATAATTTTACTGACATAGCTGAATTTCTTAGCTATGGCATTACCGAGCAACCGCTTCAAGAGATGTTGCTCAACATGGCTCCTGTAAACAAATACCAACTCGGAGCTATTAAAACAGCATTCTCTAACTTTGTAGACATAATTCGTCGGATGTTGGGTAGGCCCAGCAGAGACATAAGCGCGTTCGAGCAGCTAATCGACTTGACTGGCCGTCTTGCAGAAGAACAGGTACGCACTAGGCCAAAACGTGCAAGCCAAGTGGTGCAAGCCAAGAAGCAAGTAGAAAAGCTTTCTAAGGTGCAGAAGTTGCAGGCGCAGCAAAACACGTTGCGTAAGTTTTTAGGTCAGTCAAAAGGCATAATAAACGCGGTTAGAGACCCAGAAAAAGGTGTCCGAGACTTCTTGGCGTTTTCTGACGCTATGGACGTAAACACAATGCAAAGTGTGTTGGGCGCGTTTACTAACACTATGCTTACGAAGCTGGCTGATGGCTTCAACATGTCTGTAGTTGGGAAACTAAACAAAACTCAAAATGAGCTGACTGTATACCGAAGTAAAAAGCTAGACATGCTGTCGAAGCAAGTTGACCGTTGGGAAAAATATATTCTTGCTAACACAGAAGGAGGAGCAATTTTAGAAGACCTGCTGCATTTCTCTTCAGTGTTTGACGTGCTTATTTACAGTACCAAGACAAAACGCACTATATCTTTGAAGCAGTCAAAAAATACTGACACAACACTGCGTGGGTTAAAGTTTGAACTACAAGAGTTAAACAAAAACCCTAGCCCTACTAATGACGAGATCGCAGAGATGGATCGTCTGGGAAGGGAAATAGCAAAAAGAGAAGAAGAAATAGAAGACGTATTTAAAATATACGAAGAGCTTAAAGCCAGCAAAAACGGTGCTACTGGTTTAGAAATTTACGCCCAAACTCTGCAAGAATATGAGAATGACCTGAACGAACAGCAAGCATTGTTGGTGAACAATGTTAGAAAAGACCCGAACATACCCGGCACAGAGCAAGACACTAATTCGCCAAAAGGCAAGTTGCTGGCTAACATAGTTAGAGACTACCAAGAAGCACGTAAGCTGAGAGTCTATGTCCCCTTGACCCGTCCGGGTAAATACGGTGTGCGTATGCCCGGCAAAAATGGCGCTTTGTATCCATTTGAAACTAGGGCAGAGGCAAACAGATTTATAGCAGATTACATGGCGGACAACCCTAGTTCTGCTCGACCGCAGCCGGAATCTTTTGAAAATCCGGCTAAAGATTTGCGGAAGCAAATAACTAGCGACAGCCTGAAACTGCAAGAAATATTTAAGCAGATAGACGATATTCAGACTTTAGGTAAAGAAGGCGTAAACACATTAAAAGATACAATATATCAGATGTATTTATTGTCCCTGCCAGAAGGTAACGTGCGTAGAGCATACATACGCCGTAAAAATAGAGCAGGTTTTAGCAATGACGCATTGCGAGCTTTTATCACTACGAAGCTAGCCAATATAAATCAGACTTCCAGAGCAAAATACTCCAGAGTTATACGCAACCAGATAAGCGAAGGTAGAGCGCAAATAGAAGGAGAGCAGCGAGAGCAGCCTACCATAATAGGCGAAACTGCTAGGGACGTACAAAAAAGATACACAGAGTTTGCGAAAAAGAATGCTTTGCTTAACGAAGCTGAGCTGCGAGCAACTAACGAGTTAAGCCCTCCTAAGTTAAACAGCGTCGAGTCTGTTTTAGATTACGTCTCAAGAGCAGGCACTAAGACTGGTTTCTTATTCCTACTAAGCTCTATGCGCTCTGCGATCATACAGCCTACCCAACTAGCCATCTTTGGTTATGGCACGTTACACGCGGAGTACGGTGCAGCTAAAACGTCTTTGATGGCAGGCAAATACATGAAGAACTTTATGACCTTCCGAGGTCTAGGTTCTACTGACTCGGGTGAAAACGGAGAAATACTGGACGAAAGAGGCGAGCCTGCGATACGTAATTCTAAATACGTAAAAGGCAGCCCTATTAAAAATGCTCTACAGAAGGCGTGGGATTACGCCGATATGCGTAACGTATTTATAGCTACCCGCATACACGACATAACTGGTAGAGCCGAACCAGAAGAGTCTGCAATAAGAGCCACAGGCAGTCGTACCAGAATGCGGGCTAGCCGCGCTACAAAATTTACTTACTCCGTAATGACAGGCGCACTACATCACTTGGAGAGAACGAGCCGTGAAGTTTTTTATATGTCGGCTTTTGAGCTTGAGTATGAAAAACAATTGAAGGCAGGGGTCACTGGCGATTCTGCTATAGAAGCAGCCGCAGAAAAAGCAATCAAGTTGACCTTTGAAGGTATGTTTGATTACTCGTCATACAATAAGCCTCGCTACGCAAAACAGTGGTGGGGTCGTATGGCGTATCAGTTCAAGAGTTACCAGTTTCAAGCTTTGGGCTACATAGTACAGAACTTCTACAAAGCGTATGCCGCTTCAGGGTTAACCAGAGAAGAGAAAAAGAAAGCTGCTACCAAGTTTTGGGATACGATGGGGATGGGGTTTGTCTTTGGGGGAGCTACTGGCATGCTCGGTTACACTGCTGCTGTAGCCTTCATGGACGGACTGCGAGAGTTCTTACGCCCCGACTATGATGATGAAGACGCTGACTATTTTTATGACGTAGATGATGCCGGTAATCCACTAGGCTTACGTAGCATTGACTTGTACATACGCAACAACCTTATACCTAGATACTTTGGTGCAGAGAGCGGACTAGCCAAACAGTTTGGCTTGGAACCAGAGACCGCAGAACTGCTTGCACGAGCAGTAGAACTAGGGCCAATTTCTGCACTCACCGACTGGAACGCGCAACCTTCGTTGGCACTGGATGGCTTGTGGTTCAGAGATTCTGTGCCGAGAGAAACTACGGAAGATGCTTGGGTTAACGGCATGTTCGACTTCACTCTTGGTGCATTTGGCGGTGTAGCTAGAAACACTGCTAGAGGCTTCGATTTTATACTCGACGGTGACGTTATGCGTGGCTTTGAGGCTATGGCTCCCGGCTTCATTAAAGAGCCTATGGAGGCTCTGCGTCTAGGCACACAAGGCTTCAAGACTAGGGACGGCATTACTGAGATCAGACCGCCGGACTATTATGATGCTTGGAAGCTTCTGGGTCAGACTATAGGTTTTGGTTCTACAGAAGTGGCTGAGAGCCAAGAGTCCACCTTTATAATTAAGCGCTTACAGGCAGAAAGGACTGAAGCAAGGAACACTCTGTATCAAGACTACGCCGAAGCAGCGGACAGGTTGGTTAACGCTAATATGAGTGCTGGCCCAGAGAGCGAAGAAGCTAAGAAAGCCAGAGCCGAACTGCTAGACATGCAAAAAGAAGTAGCAAAGTACAATTACATGTATTTCTACGATGCTATAAGCCCAGATGACTTAACTCGTTCTGTAACTACCAGAATGAAAAGGGCAGCTATCAGCACTGACGGTTTGTTCCTGAACTCAAAAGAAGCTCCATACCTATACCCGATAATCCGAGATTCTAGGTCTGACCCAGTGCCGAACAGGCTGCCAGCAATACCAGACTAGCTTACCCTCCATACACGGACGCCGCGCACTCCGTCTTCTATTACTACTTTGTGTACAACTTTGTACTTAAGTCTGTGTACTACTTTTAATATGTTTCGCCTAGACTTTTTGGGGTTAAGGCAGGGTATAAAAAACGAATACCCCACCTTGAACTTCTTCCAATCAATCTCGTACGTCACCTTCTCCACTTTCATCTTTAAGTTCGTCCGGAAGTATGCCTTCCATAGATATAAACTCTGAGTGATCGCAGTTCAAGATTACGCAGCGAACACTAGCGGACGGTATGTTTGTGCCTTTGGACAGCCGCTTGTTGCCCGTACCCAGACATATACCCATTTTCTTTAGTTGGTTTAGAGTATCGCTATACTCTGCTTGGTACTCTGCACAGTCCTTCTTGAAGGAGGTTACGGATATATACATTAACTTAGTGTCTGGTTCGTACCGTATGTACAGATTGTGCTTAGGCTCAACGATAGGTTCGCTAACTAAGTGAGTGCGTTTATCTGCGTTGTCGTTTATCACCAGCATATTGTTTATGTTTCTGTGTATATAGTCACTTACAGTTGCAGGTGCATTGGCTACAGGTGCTGTTGTCTTAGTCCGCATGTCTGACAATTCTCTCAGTACGGCTTTATACACACGCAGCATGTCCCAAGTCTTATCTCCTTCTTCGTCGGTAAACAAACCTATGCGCTCAGCTATCAAACCACCAGTGATATTAGCCGATACAACAGCAGACCAATTTCTCTCCCTAGACGTAAATTTTAAGTCTTTGTCTATCTTTTTCTGTACGCTCTGTAACGTAGCAAGCACTTCTTCTTTGTTTGCCAGAACAAACTGAATAAAAGGAACGATAGCGTGGCCATAGTTTGCGTTTAACTGGTGGTCAAACATTTCTTTGCCTTTCTCTGTGGATATTAGGCTTTCGTCGGTGTAATCAATTCTGAACTCAAGTAGACGCATTACTTCTCCGTCTGCTTGTTTCTTTATGGCTGCCAGCTTGTCGTACATCGAAGCGTTGGAGCTAGTTAGCGTAGGCGTGTTCCACGTAGTCGTATTCATACGTAGCTTCGTTTCGTGCCGCTCGCTCTTTTCTTTGCCTTTACCCTGCGAGAACGCATAGACAAGCTCTGAAAACTCTTCCCCCCTTGTGTTGGTTATTTCGTCTACGGTGTTGACTATATTGTTCAGTATACCTAGCTTCGTAATCTTAGCGGTTTTTGTATCATCTACTGTGCCCAGTAATTTTTCAGGATCACCGTAGATACTGTTAGCCATACGCAAGATCGTAGTTTTACCTGTACCTGCGTTGCTGTGGATCAGGTTAATGATCGCACCTTTTTGCCCCGTAAACTTTAACAAAGGTGCGCCAAAGCCAGTCAAAGCCCCGAAAGCTTGTATCTCCATACTAGGCATCCCGTACAGAGCAAACACTTCTTTCCACTTAGCTAGTGTGCCTTGTGGTTCAAAGTGAGGCACAAGAGATTTAGTTATAGAAGAAGGAGGACTGTGGTATACACCGTCTACAGTTATCTCCATATCCCCTACAACAAATTTAGTGTCACCATCGTGCCACCCAAATTGCCTTCTCATAAGTTCCGCTTTCCTCTTCTTTTGGTTTTCGACAACTGCGTGGATCACATAAGCCACAATCAGCTCGAATTGTTTGTTTGTTGCTAGCACGCCTTCTTTGGCTAGCGCCTCTCGTATACGCATAGGCTGCGCTATGGTTGAATTTTCTATATCAAACTCACGCACGCCATCCTTTGGAGTATGCAGCACGAACACCACTAGATCGCCATTTACAGGGTCAGTCATACGCTTTTTAACGTACAAGTCATACTCGTAAACAAGTACAGGTTTTGCTTCCTCATCGTTCAGGTCGTCTATCCTGTATATGCCACCATTCTTGCCCCTGTAATACGGGTGGGTGTAGTAAGGCTTCGTTGGTTCTGCTTCGTCCTCTTCTTCGGCTTCTTCCGGCGCATCTGGTATGTCGCTATCAGTAGCAGCCACAAAAGTATTGCCTAACTGTATCGGGCCTTTTATCTTGCCTCTGTGCGGGCATCCTTCGCATCCGCCAGAGTTATTCTTTTCAAACTCCTCGCAACTGTGCGGCCCAGTTATATGCTTTACTTTGTTGTTTACTTCTTCGGGTGTGTAGTCCGGATAGTCTTTGGACAATATATGTATCGCCGTATCCCTATCCGCGCAGTTAGCTGCCACAGACAGAGCATTCCACCACCTCGGTTCAGATAGTGTTTTTCTGTCCATGTAACAAGAAAGAAGCTGCTTGCACCCAGAGCCTTTGGCGCTTGCTGTCATGATCTTTGCGAAGTTACTCTGGATGTTCTCCATGAGTTTGTCGCGCAAAGCAGACTTCCTGCTAGGCTCTACTTCTACCGCAGGTTGCTTATCTTTGACACCCAGTATGTCTTTAAGCTCATCGAAATCAACAGGTGGCCGTAGCTCACCCATTATCTCTACGGGCTTAGGGGGATCATCCTTAAAGTTAAGAGTGCCGGGCACTCTAAGCACCCGTGCTACTTCAAAGACGCTCGGATCAACGTAAAACTCTTGTTTCTTACATAGTTCGTTAAGTCTCTTGCCTACAGGCTCCCACTGCTCTTTAGTCACCTCAGAAGTAAGCGCCCAGTATACGTGTAGGCCGCGCCCAGAATTGACTATTGTTGGTGGAGGTAAACCTACAGTCTCTACAAATTCTCGCAGCTTCTTAAAACCCGTAGCCTGATCTACATAACCATCAGGTATCCCAGTCTTCTCGTTGATCTTAGCTTTGCCTTCACCGCAATCTATGTCCAACCAGAAAGCTTTGAGTGACTGTACGTCTTGTTTTTTGCGACCTCCATCTACAGACTTGAACTTTGCAACGCCGAAATAAACATCTCTTTTTTCGGCTAAATACGTATCTACAACTTCGGTAAATTCTTCCCGTGTAGCTACTAACTCTTGTTTAACGAATGACCCTATCCCTAGAACGCAGTAACAGCCGTTGTCTGGCTGCACATGATCGAGCAGGTCAAGGTATTTCATAATCCTACCGCTGTATTTTGTTTATAAACTTTTCGATGCTTTTCCTAGTTTGCTCATTAGGTAGGGATTCGCCGGTGAACCAGTTATATACCGTTTGTCTGGAGACCCCTAGACGATTAGCCACATGCGATACAGGCACATTGTATTTAATGCACTCTCTACCTAGCTTCACGCCTAGAGATTCGTTACTTGCAGACTTGTTGAGCGAGACTAGTTTTACTGTATAGCCGTAACTCATTGGTCGTCGCTACCCCACGCACTGATTACGTCAGCAAGATCACCAGACTCGTCATCAGCGATTGGTTCTTCTTTTTTCTTTTTCGCCCGCTTCTGTGGTTCTTCGACTACTTCGACCTCAACTTCGACCTCTTCCGGTTCTTCGCTGCGTTCAATCTTTGGTTCTTCCGGCTTGCTCTCTAGCGCCTTCTGCTGACCAAGATCGTTTTGTCCAACACTGATCTTCACGTATCTCTCGGTCTCAGGCTTATCTAACGCTGCTTCAATCAAGTCATATTCTTCGTCGGTGACACGGCGCACAGGCGCAAAGTAAAGCTCCATGCCAGCGGCATCAGGATCATAAGCTATCTTCGTAACCACCGTGTCGGGTGCTTCGCCATTAGAAAGCAGATACTTAACGTATGCTTCAAACGGATGCTTGTTACCTGCGCTCTTACCGAACAATGACTTAGCAGGGATGTTGATCTGATATACGTCACCTGATTTATCGCCCGCTAGCATGATCGCTAGGCTACGCTTGAACCTGCAAGCTTTGCTTTGCCCTTGTCCAGAGCCGGGCTGGTTTTGCGGGCAGTTGACGCAGTTAGCGCTTTGTGGCTCAGGCGCATCTTCTGCGGGTTTATCCGCTGCGTGCGACCAACATACCGGCAAAGTAACGACGCCTTCTTCTTCTTTCTTGGCGTCATATTCTTCTTTGTAGTAGTTACGAGACACACTGGGTAACATGTTAACCACAATAGCCTCAAACTCGTCGCGGATTGGTTCCCCCACAGGCTTACCGTTAATAAGCTTTGTGAATGTGCCCCTTGCATTGGTTTTAATTCTTCTGCTGTAAATCGTGTTCTGGCTGCTTAACTTCTGCGCCAGTGAACTCTTACGGTTGCGCGGCGCAGCTACGGCATTATCGTTGCCGAAAATTGATACTTCATTTGACATATGGCTCGCTCCTATTTAGCGGATGGTTTGATTACACGGACAACGTGTGTTTGTTTTGCTTGCAGTCCTACTGGCACGGTATCAGGGTTTTCTTCTAAGAACTCCCTCATGTTCCCGTTGTGGATGCGTTTCTCCAGTAAGTGAAAAGCATCGTGCTCTTTGACTGTTTTGTAGAATTGCTCCCAGTCGCTAGTCCAGTAATTAGATTGGACTCGCCTTGATATAGTGCCGAACTCAGTCTTTAAGCTGTCTACATTTTGTTCCGCACAAAGCTCAAGCATTTTGTCTGTGATCTTTACTTGCATTTCTTTGAGTTTTTTTATTTCTTCTTCTTTCTTACGAATAGCTTCCCGCAAAGTCATGTAGTCTTTGGTCATGCGGTCGGCGGTATATTGGTTGCTCATCGCTCCTCCAAATTACGTTAGGGGGAAAGCAAGTTTAGTTGAAGATTTTACAATGTCAACCAATTATTTCTTGTTTGTAGAGATCGACTATCTTGTTATGGTTATCAATGTTCGACCTCAACATATAGTATAGGCGTGTCTCAACCTCACTCCCGCAGACGTGTACTATAGTCATCGGGTTGTGCTGGCTGGGCCTATTTATGCGGGCATTTGCCTGAAGGTAAGTTTCTACGCTCGTAACTGGGGCATACCAAATGACGGTGTTAGCCGCAGTCAAAGTTAAGCCGTGAGAAGCGGCTTGGGGCTGGATAATTAGCACTTGCGGCCGATCTGTTTCTTGAAACTGTTTAATTATTTCAGCTCGTTTATTAACTGACACTTTGCCGGAAATTATTTCGCTGCTTATTTTGCTCTGGGTTAGGAACTCATGCAGTAGTTCTATGGTGTGTGTAAACGGTACGAAAACCAGAACTTTGTGACTAGACTCTTCTATTACTTCGTGTATTACCTTAAGCCTATTCTTTACATCGAACTCTATGACTTCTCCATCGTCCGTATATACAGCACCGCCAGAGATTTGTAGTAGTTTGTTTAAGTTAGTAGCAGCGTTAACAGAAGTAACCTGTTCGCCGTCCGCCTCCATAATCATGCGTTTCTTTAGCAGGGTGTAATACTTTTCTTGCTGCTTTGTAAGCGGAGCATCCCTTTCTACATAAGTTACGGGCGGCAAGTCTAGGCATTGTTCTTTTTCAAACCGGATCGCTGGTTGTAGTATTTGGTGTACGGTCTTATCAGCAGTAACTTTAGGTTTCCATATATACTGCGAAAGCTTAAACATTACCATGTCTCGGAACTGCCCGAAGTATTTTGGTGTACCTTCTGGGTTGACTAGTTTACCAAGCCCAAACGCATCCACCGGAGACTGTGCCGCTGGTGTGCCTGTAAGCATCCACAACCAATCGACGTTCCTCATAATGTCGTACAAGATTTTCCATCGGTTTGTCTGTACGTTTTTATACGCATTGGCTTCATCTACCACAACTAAGTCGAAGCCGCCGTTCTTTATTTCATCTTTGACTACACCTACGCCGTCGAAGTTTATAATTACAAACTCGCACCCAGCTTCAATTATCTTTTTCCGCTGGCTAGACGTGCCGTGCGCCACGGAACAGCTACGGTGCATAGCGAATGTAAACAAGTCTTGCTGCCATGCGGACTTCATAATCGACAAAGGGCAGATCACAAGCACGCGCTTTATGATCCCGAGCTTCATAAGATAGTCGGCTGCCCAGATGACAGAGGCAGTTTTACCAGTCCCCTGCTCGTTAAAACAAAAAGCTCGTTTGTGTACAGTTAAGAAACTAGCTGTAACTTTTTGGTGGTCAAAAGGTTTGTACTTACCTACCCACTCGTAGTCACGCTCTATCGGTGACGGTATATTTTTTACTTTAAGCTCTGCTAACTGTTGGCACTCTTCTAGGCCCCAGTTTACTGACACCTTGAATACGCCATTTTCTTCTTCTGTTACTTCGCAGTTCTGTATTTTTTCAGCAACTAAATGTGGTCGTTTAGTCCTTAAGACCAACTCCTTATTATCTACTAGTATCATTTGCGCTTCCGCTCGCGCTTGCTGGTTTCAGAAACTAAGTTACCCTTTGAGTCTCGTTTAAAGGATCGGTTCCGGCTAGCGCTTTCTACTCTAACGCCGTCAGAATTTTTGCCGCCTTTGTCCAGAGCTTTTTTGTGCGCTACGTCTTTGCCGTCACCTTTCTTTACTTTGCCTTCTCGCATTGCTTTGCGCCGAGCAGCATTACGCTTCGCACGTTTCTTTTTCTGCTCTTCAGTGCCTTGGTAGTTCTCGTATTCTTTTTTGTAGTTACGTTTCTTCTCTGCCATCGTTATCTCCCACGATAGTGTTCACATGATTTTACTGGGCAAAAGCCGCAGAGCGGCCCGCTTTTTGCATTCCAGACGTTGTTTTCTTCGGCAACAGCTAACCTCTGTAGCGGTTCCTCAAACGTAGCGTAGTATGATTTATGCAGTTTTCTGCTGTGTTTCTTACTTATAAAGTCGTTACTGATTACATATACCAACGCAGACTTAATCTCCTGTACCTCTGGGAAGTGTGTAAACGTAGCCGCAGCCATTATGTCTAACTGCGTAGTGTCAGCGTACTTAGCGTTCTTGCCTGTCTTGTAGTCAATAATCAGAGCCTTGTCTTCATTTACTATGAGCAAGTCTACGATGCCGCGAAACCAAACATCCTTAGCCATAAACTTAGTTGGCTTATATTCTTCGCCATCAAAAGCAACACCGAATTTTAATTCGCAATGTTTTTCGCCTTCTAAGCTGTTAAGCGAATCTAGTAAGCGGTTAAGGAAAGAAAACTTTTTAGGCACTTCTTCCCCGGACTTAATATAGTTTTCGGCTGCTTTGTGTACTTCGTTGCCGTATCGGGTAGCTGCGTTGCCGTAGTCTTTAACATCCTTAGCTACCTTCAAGTGGTAATATTTTTTAGGGCATTGTTCAAAAGTTTTGATACTACTGTAAGACCACGCTGTCATAATTTACCTTCTTCTATTAGTGCTATTCGGTTGGCTTCGTGCGCGGCTGCTATCTCCGCTTTATTTTGCCCAGTGTACGGAACCGCCAATCGTTTTTTGACAAGGAGTTGCGTAATAGTTCCTTTTCCCGTTTTGAACTCGCCCAGAAATCTTCCAAACTTTCCTTTCTTTTTTGTTGTGAGCGCATATGTTCCTCCCACGATGAGAGTCTTTTGAACGTATTCTTTTGCGAGGAGTCCATGAGCTTTCTCCTGTTTATTTCTTGTGCGGCACTCGGGAGTATCAATACCATCAAGACGAATCCGCTGATTGTGCAGCCAAGTATCAAAACCAAGATCAATGTCAACATCTACTGTATCTCCGTCTACGACTTTAACTATAGTTGCTTTGTATTCGTACACTATTTTTCCTCGTACTCTTTTATGTAACGCAAAAAGTACCACTGCATTTTACGCAGGTCTTCAAGTAACTTACCCTTGTAGCGGTGTCTGTGAAGATACTTGTGCGCGTTCCCGAGCAGATACCCGCGATATTCTTCCGGCGTTAGCTGTTGCTTTATATAGTCAATACACTCAATGCCCTGTGATGCGTAGTGCTGTGGGCTGTTCACTGGATCAGCCGCTGTCTTCAGCCTCGTCTTGAATACGGGCTTCTTCATCTCCGCCATTGGCTCTCCTTGTTTTGCTGAACCTCTAGGCTTATAGGTTCCGAACTTCTGTTTCATCTGACACCTGCATAAAATACATGCTTGTGTATATTTGCTGTGACTTGTCCTGTGTATGCCCACTCAGGGAACACTTTCGTACTGTGGTAGTGCGTTGCACCTCCTGTAATATCAGGAATCAAACCACTTAGATGCACTATGTACAACGCATCGCGCCAAGCCTTCTGGTCGTGCGGGTCTTCCGGTTTGCCATCACAGTAGAAGCTGAACTGGCACATGTTTCGTATCGGGTTACCGTTCCAGTAGTAACCTTGCTTGACTACATCGCACGCATTATCTGGATAGCGTGGGTCTTCGATTCTGTTTCGGACTACGTGAGCGACTGCAATCTGCCCAGCGTCTGGTTCACCTCTAGCCTCAAAGTAGATAGCTAGGGCTACGCACATCAACTGGCTCACCATGTCTACTCCTCCTCTACAATCTTCTCTCTAAGTATTGCGTCCTTCCATTCTTTACACCACGGACAGAACCAACCTTTGCGGTAGGCTCGTGGATGCTCGTCACCGTCTTGCTTCTCGATATACCCGAGCACCTCAAGCATCTTCTGACCGCATTTACACTTCTGTTCCAACTCTTTATACACACTAGTCATAGATACTGAAGTTGTCTACTGGGGTAACAGTTTCTAGTATCGTGCCGTCCATCAACAATGCTTCTTTCTTTGCACAAACTTGTATTCCGTTCGGTACAACTTCAATTAAGCAGTGGATTTTTCCTGTAGAGTTAGCCAAATACTCTGCTTCTTCTATTGCTGCTTCTGGGTCAGTAAATAACGTAGCCATGTCAGTGTATCGTCCCCGATTCCATCAACTCATCTATGAACTTCTCTAGCAGTAAGAAAGTAGCTTTCTCTAGCACCAGATAAAATTCTTCTTGTGCCTTTTCTCCGATTGAGTAGTACAACACCCCGTAAGTTTTGCCGTTCTTCGCTGTTAGGGTTGTAACCAGATCAGAAGCTGTGTCTAAATCATCAAGTAAATACACGTCACTCATCAGGATCGCCTGTGTCCTGTAAGAGTGCTTCTACTTCTTCCAAAGCTTCTGTCAATCTCTTTACTAGCTCAATTACATCTTCTAGGTCGTGCTGATCTAACTCTATTGTGACTCGCATAAGCACCTCAAATTCTGTGCGTGCCCCAAGGATAAAGGCACGGCTAACCTTAGCGCGGCTTAGTCGGTACGTGCAGAAGGTGGAGGACACACTATGATGCCGTGGTCAACTCACGTACTGCGGGTGTTTTGGCCAGAATGAAAACATAAGAACATGCCTACCCACCGCCCGCTGGGGTATTTCGGGGTCAAAATTCGCTAAAACCCCCCGAAACCTAACATTCTCCATAACTTTTGGCGTAGCCCCCTTCACAGTTTAGGGGCAAGCCTTTCGCCCATTCAGGGCATATCTTCATACATTCCTCTACGTACGCCATAGCTCTCTCAGCCTCTGACTCTGGAGCTATGCAGCCTATCGCATCGTGTACAGTCATTACCACTTTATAGCTCTTGGACACACGTAACAACTGCTCCCCGATCACTATTCTGGCTAGGGCTTGGCACACGTTCTCGATGACCTTCCCTCCGTATATCCTGTTAGCTATAACCGCTCGGCCCCGCCGAGTGTCGTATACCATCTCGTTGTCGCTTCTTCGCAGATTGGGGTACTTTATACTTAAGCCGTTAGGCATAACAATGCCCTTATGGCCCGTGACTTGCAGTACGCCATCTTTGCCCAGCGGTGAAGTGTGGTTTTTCATTATAGCCTTAAGAGCATCATTCGCCTGATACCAAAGCTTTGGTATCCGTCTGTATACCGTCCTATATACTTTTATGATCCGCTCGCATTCTGCAAGCTCTAGCTCTACTCCAAAGTTCTTAAGCTGTAGCTGAAATTTCTGCGCTCCCATACCATATCCGGCCCCCAGAATAGTGGTCTTGCCCACAAACCTCTCTTCTTTAGTTATCTTATCCACAGGTTTGTAATAAATGTCTGAGGCCATGATGCTGTACACATCGTCCCCTCGGGTGAACGCATCTACCAAATCGTCCTGCTCGGCTAGCCACGCCAAAGTGCGCGCCTCGATCTGAGACAAGTCACAGTCAATAAATACGTAGCCTTCAGGAGCACATATAGCCTTCTTCAAAGCAGAGCCACGGGGCAGGTTCTGCATATTGATCTTTTCGTCGCCGCCCCACCGGCCTGTGTGCGCTGCGTAGTACCGTAGTGGTATGGGCAGTGGGCCTCGGTCAGCTATCGCAATAAACCGCTCTGTGCGCGTCTCTTCTATCGTAGACCGGACTCCCAACCTTGCAGCAACCAGTGCCTGTACGTAGTCATTTTCGTGCTCTAACAAGGCCCTGAACTCCTCGTCAGTCTTGGCGAAGGCATACGTCTCTTTGCCGGTAGTGGGGCTAACCTTCATCGGTGGCTCTACACAAAACTCCCTAAGCAGATCAGCGAACTGCTGATTACTGCGTAGCTGTGTCTCCTCATGGCGCACCTTCTCCATAAGCTCCTGCTTTTTCATCTTTATCTCATCCAGATGGGCTTGCAGTATGCTCTTGTCCAGCACCAAGCGCGGTTCTGTGAACATTCGTAACGTCAGGTCAATCAGGTCAAGCTCAAATATATTGAAGTTCAACTTCTTCATCAGGATAAGGAACAGCTTGTGAGTAAGCTCCACGTCCTGAATACAGTATTTACCATACTGTTCAAGCTCTGATGGGCTGAAGTCCAAACGCCTTTTCCCGATGTTATCAACGACTTCCGTACCTTTTTTGCCCAGTTCGTAGTATTCGCTCAGAGCAGATAGGCTACCCCCGACTTCTACGGTGTGGATTGCCCGCGCCATAGACAGCGTGTCTGCTATCTTTTTGGGTCGGATTGTGAATAGCCAGTTAAGCACAGCCATATCGAACTTGGCGTTGTGCGCCACAGCTATGCTGTTAGCCCAGTCAAACGTATCCAAAAAGTCTTGCGTCTTTTTAAGTGTGCCGCTAAACCATTGCGTAGGTTCATGGTTACGTTTTACGGCTACGCCAATAACCTCAAACCGCTCATCGCGTACGTACTCTTCTGTTGTCAGTTTGTTGAAGCCGTACTGTTTGTCGTAGTACGTCTCAAAGTCTATAACCAAAACATCCATAGCCTTAATTCCCTTTGTTCTACCATTCCTTATCTTGGCAACTATCATCATCAAAGAGGCGTTCCATCACGACTCGTGTAAACGTATCGGCTTGGACTTCTTCAAGTTTAAGTTTGAAGCGATGTCGTTCTTCTTCCGTTATGAACCCGCCGCTTTTGTTTTCGTCAAGCACAATGCGTATCAACTTATCCCACCTCTCTTTGGGTTTGTGGTTAGTTGGCATTTGCGGCATGAGTATGTCGAACTCTTCGGGATGGCTTTCCATGCGCTTAAGCATGATCTCTAAGCCCTTATTCATTACCCATATCCCAGTACATGTAAGTCGAGCCTTTGTGTTGGATAAGGCATAGCTTAGATTTGCCATCACATATCTCGCACCAAAAACGAATCACTACCCCGTCTCTTCGCGGGCTAGGGTTTCCGGTTAAATCTGTACCTGATACGACCCCATCATGCGTAGACTTTGTGTAGACCCCTTCGTCCCAATCTTCCATACGGAAAAAACTTTCGACAGAATCGTGGTGTAGTTCCTGTGCAGTGCAGTGCGGGCAGGCTATGTGGATGGTTGATGGCGGGTAAGTATGCGCGCCTTTAGGGATTGGTATCTCGTCGGATTTGTATGTAGTCAAGTGTGGCCTCCAGTTCATGCAGGTTGTTTTCGTTTATGACAAGGGCTTTACCCCAAGCCTTCTCGATGTTAGCAAGCTCTCGTTTTTGCAGTTCTGTTGGTTTGTTATTACCGGCCTTGCATTCAATACCAATGAACATACCGTAGTAACAGCAAACGACATCGGGAACACCGGAGCGACCCATGCCGTACGTGGCGGGAAAAAAGTAATAGGCGTCTGCTTCCTTTAGGATTGAGACTACTTTGTTCTTAACTTTCTTTTCGGGAGTGAGAGCCATCCAGAAAGGATAGCTGGAATATTAGACTTTGTAAAGA